GGTTGGACAACCAATATGCAAGTATTTATTTTTCTTTGTAAATTTTTGTAAGATTATATGCAAGTAATAGCGATATCTAAAAGTTCGGATTAATGTTGGAACTAGAAAAAGTACCAACAAGAGACAACCAGCACTGCAGGTTAGCAGTAATAGTGGAGGCAGCGCCGTATTTTAAGCCACCAGTTCCAGTAAAGGCATCCTCAGATGTCGCATAAAAGTTAAACTTACTGGAACCGGTATAAACGGCATAAAATGTGGAACCATCAATCAAAGTAATATTGATGGCGTTGCCTTCATTCTGAATATGTAGGGGATTCATTGGAGTACCATTGACCCAACTACCTGAAATTGAGTTGGTTAAATCAATGATAATTTGATAAACATCACCAGGGGTACAGCCAGTAGGTAAACCTGCAGCCGACCCAGATATATTGTTAGCGACTGGCACCAAATTGACGCCAGTATCAGCTGTTACAGCTGCAGCTACAATACCAAGATTAGTCTGAAACCACTGAGCTCGAGGCAATGGCAACGTCAATAGACGAGGACTAATCTGCATATCCTTAAACTCCACCTCAAAGTCAAAAATGACATAACCAGGGGAGTCAACGGTAGATGTTTTAGACAACATGAACAAATCACCTTCAGCGTAGTCAGAAACTACTGATGACATACCGTAATCAGTTGATTTCCAATTCGATTGGAGAGCTAACTGAGTAGAGTGATTTGTCCATTGGGGTCCAATGACAGTGCTAGGATCCGACATAACGAATGGTAACAGCTGGGAGGATGTTTGGCTTAGAAATACGGAATCTCGATTCTTCCGGTGGTAAAACATAACATCACCGTTCGCCGAAGTAGGTGAAGAGGTGATGTAATGCGCAATTAACTTGCGCCATCTAAATCGACCATACATCTGCATGTATTGACGAAGACTCGAGTCACTAAAAGCAGCTGGAGTTAATGGTGTACCACCAGTAAGGGTCCAGGTCGTTACAGAACCTGTGCCAATAGGTGTGTAAGCAAAGTCTCTACCTATCACTACAACACCATTCTTAGTATTAAGAACTTTTGTGGCCGAACCCCTAACGGAATTTCCTATAGCTATCGGAGCTGAGTTCACAGTAGAAACTGGACCAAAGCTCGATTTTGCCGATTTCGCGCCCATCGTTTCAATGGCCTTAACTAAGGCAGGCATTGAAACCTTCGAACGTTTAGTTGTTTTCTTAATAACTTTAACCATAATTATTAAGCGGAGAGCTATTTATATTTATTATATAAACGATTTAACTCACGTAATTCTACCTCAGTGTAGACCTTACGTTTCTTACGATTACGCAGCGGCTTATAAAGACGCCTCGTTGGAGGATTCATGAAATATCCAGGCTCGTAACCTTTAATTGTCTCAACCAGACCTCCAAGTCGGGGTTGAGCTGCTGCAGGTGGTAAGTAGATACCAGCAGAATTATTAAGGTCGGTAGTTGGATTTCCGGCGTACACAGTGGGAGCATCATAGTCACCACCGTCAGGAACAGTTCCAGGAATAACATCATGACCAATAACTGGGTTATCTGGTTGTGCCACTCTGATATTAGGCGCAGATTCCTTCGGGAGTTCACGCTTAACGGTCGGACCTCCTTTTTGGAACTGGTCCGGAAAAAGGACTGGAGCCAACGCATTACCCATGTAATGCTTCTTGCTTCTAAAAACCTTGTTACCGTAGTAAACAAGATTGCCGTACAATTTGCCTCGAAAACCTAAATCTTTGGTTTCCTGTAAAAATATTGTATCGGCAACAGCCTTGTCATAGTCACCTTGAGACACTGCGTAAGCATGGTCATGACGTTGACAAGCGGCATCCAGTTTGCTAACTGGTTCAGACGAACCATAAGCAACACTACTTTGAATCTTTCCATCGGAATAATAAGGTCCACAATAATTTGTGGTAAAATCCATATCTATTAATTATATATAGCAACATGCAATATGCAACATACACTGTAGCTTGTTCTACAGATCTCGCTTCGTGAATTCATCCAACAAACTGTAGTCCACACAGTCAGTTAGATTTTCAGTCAACACTTTCTTCAATGATTTCTCAGCATCAGAAGCCGTTACACCATAACGGTCTTCAAAGAATTCATACGTACTACTATCGGCCTTGTGTCTTGACACAGGCAGTGATTTGTAAATTTTCCTTCTGTCCTGATAGTTAATCTTTTTAACACATCTCATGAGAGAAAGCTGGTGTTCAGAATAGGCTCGTAATACAGGGATATAACCACATTCAATGTTTAATCCTAGCAACATGCCTTTAACTTCACCCTCTTTCAATTTATTAAGAGACCAACCAATCTTCGGTAGTCTCTTACCTATCTTAGGACCTAGTACGTGGCCGCCCTTAACCGGCCAAAATAGTGATGAACAATACTCTACGTCACTCCATTTAGTTGAAACCTTGATTTTACAATCAAATCCTAGCTTGCGGTTAAAACTAACAAAGAGATCTCGTAATTCAGTTTGCTGACGAACGCTTAATAACCCTTTGATGATGATCAAATTATCATCACCATGTACAAGGATAACGTAATCCTTTATTCCAGCACGCTCTAGAATAAAGGCAGTCTTGACACCGTTGCAAAGTGAATTTCTGGTGGAAGTGGTGGGGGAACCACTGGTCATAGTAAAATCAACGGAAAACTTGATACCCTTAGAGGATCGACCAACAACTTTCCGCATTGACTCAGCAGCTTTCAAAGCTTGCCCATAATCTGCTATTCCACAAGGCAATTCTACAGATTCATGATAAAAATCACAAACCTCTTCACCCTGGTGAGCATCATAACGGCTTTCATCCCCCTCAATTAAAGTGACATCCTCATCACCAAATCGAGTTCGAATTGATCCGATTTCCTCGGCAGTTAAACCGCCGGTGTAAATTATCTTTTCGTTTATGCTAAAAATTTTCTTAAGCTGCTGTGACACAAAATAAGTGAAGGGTCCATATGCAGCATTTAGCCGATCTGAACCACCCTGGATAGATCTGGGATCAAAATCTTCCGCTTCAAAACCCCCTTTCATGGTGAGTTCGCGTTTAACGAATTCACTTCTTTCTAAATCCTTATTATTTAGGGGTTCAGCTTTTAAGCTCTCATAAGCTAAGGCTTGATTTTTAGCACGGCCTTTAGGAAATCGGGAATTCCATTCCACGAAATGTGTGTCCATATTGGTAGGGTCTATATATTGAAACTTGGAGGTATAACGTTTAGCGAAATCGCAAACTTCCTTCCAAGCTCTCTTGTCTGGTTTTTCTACTACCATTAAAGCTCTATTGGCTAGTGATACACTCTCATTATTGACTGAGGAGTACGGAACTAAAGGAATGTAATTTGAAAAAGTCGTACATATGCTATGAAATTGCGGTTTGTCGTCAATTTCTGTACGGTCTACACCTTTCAACTTTGAACCAGATCTTATCTCCTTAAGAGGTCGTCTGCTCTCGTACCCTGGTAGACCGAGAGGCCAAGATTTCTTAGCATCAAAAGTTGTTGAAGGCACTGAAGAACGGTCTCTATTATACATAGTGACGGTTAAAGGTGCAGATTCCAACACATTATCAGGTGAACCCGCGCAACAACAAAACCATGAGTTGACCCAATGTTCAAAACTCAAAATAGAAGCTAACTTATTGTAAAGCTTCTTGTTGTACGGGGTGCAAACACTATTAAAAGCACTTATCTCATCCTCTAGGGTGAGTATGAATGCCATAGCTGATCCATAGATGGCACAATCCAAACGCATTTGGTTTGGCATTGACATCTTCTCAGATCTAACTAAATTACGCATAGTGTTGATGCACATTTTCATCCCTTCTTTAGTTCGGGGACAACCTACCATTTTCAAAGCGACTTGCTGTATCAAGTCTTTGGGTAAAAGAATGGTCTGAGTATCTTTAGTCAAATACAAATGACCAAAGAAACTTTTAATTTTCATTTTATTAAGTTTCATTATCGTGAGCATTGGTTTGAAGTTCTGTTCGTCTCCGTGCGACAAAACTCCGGCGACGTACCCATAGTGATCTTTACGATTCAAACTATTAACCAAAGACATCTCGACCTTGGTGTCGACACAGATGTTGCCAACTCTGTGCTCTGGTACAGCCACAAATTTTAAAATCCAACTGTCTCCGAATTTCTTACCATTCCAAGCTATTGCTTTATCCTTATATTGAAAGTAGGTGTCATTAAGCCATAAGCAGCTGTTGTGTTTATACGATGTTAAATTACCATTCACATGCATAGTTACATTAACATCCAATCCATCGCAATACGCCTCGTACTTTGACTCAGCAAACTCACCATTATGATGCATAGCCCCATACAAGTCGTCAAACTTATGAACGACAGCGACTAGCATCTTCCTTGAACTACGATGAACTAACTCGAGAATTTGCGGCCGAGTTAGGTAGTACAAGGAATGGACGGATAGATAAACATCTACAGCAACGTTGCAATCCAGTGAATTATCAAAGCATTGATTATATTCATGACTCTGGTTGCGACGTCGACACACATCATCAGATGTGAGTATAGGGGTGCAAGAGTGAACAAGTTTACGACCATTCTGAAAATGGCGCATGGCACTGCCACCGATGTCTGTTATACGAACAGCACCGAACTCTTTTTCAATCTCTTGCAACGCGAGAATTTCACATACAGCACGCTCCGTGGCGCCTAGAGGATGGTCATGCATTACCCCTATTGAGTGAGCTTTACAGTCCTCATTGTGGGTCTTATGTGCATGACAACCACCAAATTTGAAATCAAATTGGGGGAAACGACGCCTAATTTCTTCTAATTGTTTATCGCTTACGGCGTGCTTTCTGTGAAATGGTATCAAGGAATTAACCTTCTTGGTAAAGGAGTCCTTACCAGGGACATTTTTATGAGCGGCAACGACACCCGTCTCATTAGAACTACCAACAACTTCCTTGCATTGGGTAGAGCGACAAACTGAATTTCCAGTTTTGCCACGTTTAGCTCTCTTCTCCACACCAAGTGGCTTAGAAAGCTTACGGGGCTCGGGAGACCTGTCTCCCTGAGAAGCGAAAGGCTCCTGGCCTTTCTTAACATAAACAGCTTTAGAGCGTCTATCTCTAGTCTTATTCATGTCGTCGTTGTTAAAAT